GGGCTGTAAACTGCATATAGGGGCTGGTTTTTACCGGCATATCAAAGTATTCATGGGCATATTCTTCCAAAACTGCGGGGGCGAATGGGCGGAACTCCTCCCTACGTTTGAGTTTGTTCATACGCAACTTAGCCATAGGTCCACGAGGATCGCACAACAGGCTACGATTACCCAATGCTCTGGGCCCAAATTCTGCCCGCCCATTAGCCACTGCCACAACTTCTCCAGCCAGTAAATCATCAACTATACTTTCTATATCCAAGACTCGGTCAATATTGGTTCCCAAATAAGGCGAGTCCCAAGTTAAATGTTGTTGTGTCAATGCGGCCACGGCTCCAATAGCACTACCCGCATCTCCGGGATTGGGCATGATCCAAACATTGTCAAAACCTGCTTCTCGTGCGATACGACTATTAGCCACGCAGTTAAGAGCACATCCGCCCATGAACACTAAATTACGACTGGGCAATTTGTTACGAATCCATTCGGCTGTGGCCAGTAGGTATTCTTCCATAATGGCCTGCACACTTGCGGCAATGTCGAATTTACTAACACTGGCTTCATTGGACCACCAACGGCATCCACGATGTAGGTTATGTCGTAGTTTAAAATGTGGCCCTTTGAACTCTTTAAAAAATTCTCGTTTTAGATGTTCCGCAATAACGGGTTTACCAAATGCAGCCATACCCATTAAGATATATTCTTCTTCGTTGGGTTTGAGTCCCAACCAATCTGTAAATGCTGTGTAAAATAGACCCATGCTGTTGGGATATCTTTTGGTCCAAAATTTATGGAGGCCTGTTTGATCAGCTTGCCATATACTCACGGTGTCCCATTCACCTATGGCATCGACGACTAGCACACTGGCATTGGTAAATCCGCTGGTATAAAATCCTGCGGCCGCATGACTTTCATGATGACCGACATGGTGTATAGGTAATCCGTTTAATCCAACTAACCGTAATTCGTCCCTTGGATCTTCCAACCAAGGACGTTGACCAGCATAAAGTCTGCGTAGGGATTTTTGTAATGGCTTTTCAAACCAAACAACTTCCTTGGGTGTGCCGTATTGTCGCATCTCCTCGACCATAACACGGGATAATGTGGTATCGTTTTTCGTACGGCTATATCGTTCGGCATGTGCCGCCCACAATATTTTATTGTCGTCGATTAGCGCCATACTGGCATCGTGATTCTGACCAGTAATGCCTAATATCATATTAATAGATGAAAGGATCTCGTTGACGTAGTTCTTTGATACGTTTTTTTAATTCGCGTTGACTACGCCATTCTTGATAAAGTGAAATAAGTTTTTTAAATGGATTCATAAAAATATTTATTCACTGCTGTTTTGCTAGAAGTAATTCTGCTTCTAATGTTTCAATTCTTTTGTTTAGTTCTTTAATTTTATTTTCGTAGTCTTTTGCAACCAGCATGACTAGCTGTTCATCACGAACACGATCGTAGAGAACGATCTCTCTAAGGTCCGGAACAATATTTCTTGCCAATGTATCTGCTTGACGTGATAGTTTATAAATTTCTTCGTTCATTATTAAAAAACGAGCCTACATTGTAGGCCCGTTTCCGTTCTTAAATCCAACTACTCCGCCTTCTGCTTCTATACGCTTGATAGCGTCTTCAAATAAGATAGGTGTGAAGTCAGTTTGTTCAACACAGGCACACCAGTAGCGTGGATCAATCTCATTGCTGTATAAGATTTCACCGGTCTTAGCATTAACTCCACGAGCCTTCATAACTCTGTTGGCATGTAAGTGGCCGTGGATGTTAGTGCCAAAGCGACCTAAACTTGCTTCATGAACAGGAATATGACTTAAGATCATACCGTTCATAACATGGTAGGCTCTTAATTCACGAAAGTATTCACGATACTCGTCATCACGGAAGATATCGTGGTTACCGCGGATTAAGACCTTGTCGCCGTTTAAGCGGGCTAATGTAGGTAATGCTCTGCGGTTGATAACAACGTCACCTAAATGATAGACCTTGTCGTTGGGTCGTACACGGTCGTTCCAACGGCGGATCATTTCTTCGTCCATTTCCTCGGGTGTATCCCACGGGCGTAACTTAGTCACACCGTCGTTGCGTGTAAACTTACAGACACCCATATGCCCAAAGTGTGTATCGCTAACTAAAAATACTGCTGGCATATCGATCTCCTTTCTTAAAAATTGTTTTTAAAAGTTCGCCAATCATCAATGTTTGGCTTTTCGTTTTCATCATAGGTCCAACCTAAGGCCTTCATCATACGATGCTTGACCAGCAGGTTAGGACTGCGGAATCTTCCAGTGTCTTCGAATCCCATCATAACACCAACTTCGCAAACAGCACCACTACGGCAAACGCCTGCGAAACAATGTACAACAACATTCATTCGATTATCTAGTGCGTGTTGTAGTAGTCTAACAAGTTCAGCGGCTTGTTCTTCGCTACACTTCATGGCTTCGTCTAGAACCTTGTCGTCCTTTTCTACATCCAAGAATTCAAAGTTATGAATTTCCCTGAACGTATGAGCAGGAGTAGGACGCCAACTTGCTGGATCAACAATGCTGATCAGCATACTATTTGGGCCAGCATCGTGATGGAATCTTGTTGACACATCGGTAGCCGCTACATTTTCAATCCAAGGCATAATAACTCTTTCTTAAAGTGTTATTATAACACCAATGGACTAAAATGTCAACTATTTGCCATCAACAAATACATTGTAACTTCAGGACCTTCTAACAATACTATATCCTGCGGATATTTATTGCCCGAGCCCCAATTATTTTTTAATGGTTTAACACCAACCATTTTGGGATTGAGTTTCTTAACAATGCCAATCATCAAACTATTACTAGAAGGATACGCAACACAATCTCCTACTTTAAGCAATCGTCCCAACTTGTCTTTATGTTCGATGGGTGCTTTAACTTTCTTTTCAGACATGTTCAATCCTGTATTGTGAATGTGGGTAATGTTCTTGTAGCCATTCTAGCAAACCATCCTCGTAGGGAAGATTTACTGAGCCGTCGTAGTTTGTAATATACATTATGATGACATCAAAATAAGAAAGCCCAAAAAAACTGCCAATCCTGGATAACCAAAAAGTACCAGAATTAATACAACCAACCACCCTAGTTCGTGGTTCATATGGCTCTCCAGATTTGTGTAAAACCTTCTTCTTCTGTTGGCTCATCCCAACCGGCTATCATACTAGCGATAACATGTTCTGGAATTTCTTTTCCAGGGCGACTTTTCAATCTCTGTTCTAGTTCTTTATGTTCAGGAGTAGCAAATACTACAGCAATATGTTCATAGTCGGGCAACATCCCAAACTTACGAGCTCGACTAGCAAGAGTCGTGCTAGTTTGATCCCAAATAACGTCTCGACCTGATTCGCGTGCCACAACAACTTCTTGTGCCATAAGATCCACAGCCCAGGGCATAAATTCTGTAAACACTTCGCTATAGGTCTTGCCTACTTCTTGAGCATACAGATCTACAAACTTGTCTGTACTAATATAAGCACAGGTCATGGCCCAATCTTGATTGTTAATCCAGGTAGTTTTGCCGCTACCTGGAACTCCTACTAGTTGATAACACTTGGGCATATTACTCTTTCTTCATCCAAAAGACTTTTGGATCGGGTTTGAAATTATCGCATTTGTTGGCACAATCGTGACATTTGGGTTTACTGCCTAAGCATAACGATCTAATAGTGTGTATTATAGCACCTATTACTATAAAAGTCACTATCGCAGTTTGCCAATCAAAGTTCAATTTCACCTTCCTCTACAAGTTCTGCCACAGCATCGTGAAACTCGCTTTCTAGATTCCAGTATGCTTCAGCACGACGAATATCTTTTTTACGACGACGAACAGCGGTGCCTTCTTTATACACCAACCAAAGATGATCCGGGCAATAGTTACGACCTTCTACAGTTCGACATCCGCAACTTGGTTGAAGTGTGGGACTATTACCAATCCATTGACATTCGGTAAATGGTTCATTCATCGACATTCTTATCTTCTTTCTTCAAAATTGTATTCAATTCTTCTTCACTATGATCACCGCCGCGCTCTACCTTGTCCATAAAATCTTTTAACTTTAGCAGTTTGCCTCGTGGCATACCCAAAAGATTTTCTGTACCGTGTTGCATACCTTCCATATGTGCCAAATGTTCTAGCACAAACAGCAGTACAATAAAGCACCAAAAGCGGCTATCATCCCATGTAATATTTGCGGTACTTAGCAGATAACTGATGGTGCAGAACACCACCAGTCTCTGCATAGTTTTGCCTGTTAGCAATTCCCACATATTAGATTCTTCGCATACATGTCGTTCTTGCCATGGCTTGCCAGTTTGAAGGAAAGCTCTTACGCAGGTCTGCCAACTTGAGAACCATACGCAGGCTCAACTCACGCAACTTGTCCTTGTTGGCTTCGATGAACTCGACCAAATCGTGTTTAACAATTTCAACATTGTCAAAGTCATAACGGTCCAACATACCATCAGTGATGATTTGTTTGATACGCAGGATCTTTTCCCGTGTAGTATCCATTTGAAGGTCAATGTAGTGGCAACGTGATTCCAAAGCATCCAAGTGGTCACGCAACTTTTTACTGCGAACGTGTTCGAACTTGATGTTAGTAATAAAGATAGCCGCACCTCGGAATTCAAAACGATCCGGAATGCCTTCGCTACGCAGGATACGGCTGTCAGTATTCCAGCTAATAAAGCGACGAGCGCTGGAGTCCAAAGCACCTTTCAAAATGTTAAGGCTAAGGTCTTCCATCAAAATGCTATCGCAGTCATCGAATACAACAACATTGCCAGGAGCACTGAACTCAAACAATTTAGCATACAGGCCAATAGCTGACATAGCACCTTTGACCACTTCAAACTTGGGTTTCTTTTCTGCCAAGGTGTTAAACAAGTCTGCTTTTTGCAGAACATTCTCAACACCGTATGATTTACCAACACCTGGAGGGCCACTGACAATCATAGCACGGACATTGCCGTCTTTAACTGCCTTGGTCATGTCGTCCAGAATTTGGAAACGCTCACGGAGACGATCCATAATCTGTTCATCTGTTTCTTGTGCCACTTCACGTTCACGAGCCTTGATAGCGTCTGTATCAAACTCAAGAATGTTACCAGTTGCCTTTGCTGCCTTTGCCATGTTTACTCCTATAAAGTTATTTAACAAGTGTGTATTATAGCACTATTGTAAGTGCCTGTCAATCAATTGCACGTCGAAAAATCAATTCTTGTTGCTCAAATGCCTGTACTTCCCAAGGGAGATCCAA